CTCAGTACACAACAAATAAGACGTTTTAAAAATAATTAAATTTCCTAACGAATTAAAAATCGTGGTCTTAAAGTCACCACTAGGCATCATACACCACATCGCCATCACCAAGTAACCAACCTTGATATTGGCGTGGAGCATTACATAAACACAAATATATCGAACCATAATTTCTTCAGGAGTAGGGGGTGTAGCTTGCCATTGCAAGTACCACGCCTCAATCCCTTCTAAAATAGATCCAACAATCTGATGATTCATATAACGCTCCCATGCATTGTAATCTCCATCCATACCGACACTTGAAGTTTTAAAGAGCTCTCCAATCAACTCATCCCATTGAATACCATAGATGTTCATACCTACGGCTACTCCAAATTTCAATGGGTTCGAATAAACGTGATCTACAAAAGCACCAAAGTACTTCCGACAAAGTAATGTGTAATCGATAGGGCTACCAATCACACCACGCGTCTTCTTAGCTAAGACCTTTTCAATGGGTCGCTGCTCAACTTTCAAAATCATATTATACAAATAATTCGGTACAAAACCGGATCGCATTTGTCCTTCTTGAATATGTAAATTTTGCAGCAATTCCAAATCTAAAATCGTTCGCTTTCCATCCTGCCCTGCCTCGGAAAACATCCATCGTTTCCCGGATGAGCCTTTCGGTCGCCGTTGCACATAAAACATTCCCTCCGAAGAGTTCATGCACATAGGTGCAAGGCCACCACGCCCATTAACCATCTCATCATCATTCATAATACGAACTTCCCGTTGCGGGGCAATTGTACTAATCTTATCAAAGACGGAATTCATAGCTTCATCGACCATATGTTGCGGCAGCAACTTGGTCTTAGTACTATGATGTACTCGCTCTGCGATGATCTTGTAGATTTCTCTAGGTTGAACACCGCGGACCAATGGATGTTTCATGCCAGTCACAGCTGGATAAAAAGTCTTGGGGTGCCAAGGCTCTTCCAGGTATGGCAAACCTCGCCACTGCCAACGTCCATCCATAAACGTCGCATTTGGGATACGACCAACTAAGCGTAAATCACAAACTGGTAAATCTTCCGTTTCCGGATTCTTCACCTCTTTGATCTCTTCACTCACGAAGTATCCGTTCT